TGCAAGTATGACATACGAAGATGAGTTTAGAAACTTTCTAGGAAAGCAATACTTTGGAACAGAACATAACAATCTACAGTGGACTGCATATGAGTCAGACTATACAGAAACTGATTCTGATGAGCTAATGGCAGAATTCAAGGAGAGATTTCCTGATATAGATACTGAAGCTAAAGACTTCGACTGGCATGAAGAAATAAAAATTGGCGGTGAATCCATTTATGCTTATGAAGTAATGGACGAGATTGTAGATGAATTCTGGGGTAAAGTATGACACAGTATTCAAGTGAAGTAGAAAAACAAAGACTATACCTAGCTGCAGAAAGCTGGGGAAATGAAATATGTCAACACTATAGCTGCAGAGGCGGTGGTGACTTAGGATTCGGAGAGGGCTATTTTATTTACTACAATAATGGTGCAGTACATAAGCTAGGAGAAAATTCAATAAGTATTGTTCAAGTAGCAAACAGTATAGAACAGGTCATAGATGACTACGAGAGGAAGGACGTATGAACTATAGTAAGGAAATGACGGCTTCTATTGTTCGTCGCTACCAAGAAATGCCTACGAGAGATACAGTAAAAGAATTGGCAACTACTCTAGGAAAGTCTGAGAAGAGTATTATAGGAAAGCTCTCAAAGGAAGGAGTATATATACGAAGTGTTTATACGACAAAGACTGGAGAGAAGCCAGTAACGAAACAAGAATTAGTAAGAGAAATGGCTGAGAAGCTAGAAGTGGAATATGAGGAACTGAAGGGGCTAGAAAAAGCTCCGAAGAGTTCTCTCAAAGTATTAGGAGAAGCATTATGGATAGACTAGTAATGACACCAAGTGGGCTAGGAATGTGTGATAGAGAAAATTGCAGAAAGCATGGAGATATGTTATATTTTAAAGTGACGCTAAAGACTGGAGAAGCACAGGAGTTTTTAAATACTGAAGTGAAATTTCTAGACCTAGAGGTAGAATTTTCAGAAATAAAAAGGCGTAGAAGATTGGATAAAATTACGGGAAAGTTAGATGAAAAATTTTGAATTGGGCGAAGTCGTCACATAATTTAGACGAGACTTTAGTAAAGATTAAAAAGACTGCTTATTGCGGTCTTTTCTTTGTTGAATTAGATTAATAATTTCTCCCTCGACCTTTCACTCATTTCATCTCTAGTCTCTTCTTCGCTTACGCTCGAAGAGCCTTAGTCAAAGATAAAGATGAGTAGGTCTCGGTGAGGAGAGAAGATTTTAATGATTTGATTAATTATTCTAATTTAGTATATATTATATCACAACTTTATCAAGAATGCAAGTTTAATTTTTAGGTAGGTTATCGAAAGGATGTTCTGTGCGAATCTCATCTCCGAGAAAATTTATTTCTTTTTCGATAGTCGGTAAGATTTGTATTTGAATTTTTAAGATGTCTCTTCCTTGCCTCGCTCTTTTTGCGTTTCCGTTTAGCCGTTGGCTTCTCATAGAATTCAAGTTCGCGACATCTTTCTTTTACACCAGCGACTTCACATTTTTTTCTGAAGATGCGAATTGCTTTTTCGGTAGGCATATTTTTACAGTAGATACTAGGCACGTGCCCTCCTACTGTTAAATGCCCACCCTCTTTTTCGCAAGTAGTGTATTTGTGAGTAAAGCTGACTCTCTGAGACTTGCAATTTTTTGCATATCTCGCTAGTAGGTATTTTAAGGTAATTATCTCGTAAATACTGCTTTTCGTCTTGAGTCCATCTTTTATTCATACACATATTATATAAAAAATTTTACCATTTGTCAAGTATTAAATTTAGGGTGGTCAAAAATAGTTCTTGACCTCGCGTTCAAAAAGTAGTATAATATATACAATGAAAAAGGAAACACTATGAATAATAATGATTTAGCAGTAATAATATGGTTAGTTTTAACTAATGTGGGGACTTACTTTTGGTGTAAGTATCACTTTATAAGACATACCATAGATGTTCTCGAAGATAAAGGGCTACTCGTCCTTGAAGATGATGAAAAATAAATCTTGACACCAACTTCAAAATTTAGTATAATATATCTGTAGCTGGAAATTCTAGCTATGGGATATGGGATGGTATAGTTCAATCAATAAAACAGGTTCTTTCTGCATCTTTGAACATTCAGTTTTAGAACTATGGGAGCTACGTTACCGAAAGGGGCGTTTTAACTAACCAAGATGCAAGCTTACTGAAAAGGAGTAATAAAATGACATTAGAAAATTTAATGTATAAGCACTTTCTCGGCTTTGATGAGAGATTTTTTAACCCCGTTGACGATACAGCGTATCCTCGACATAACATAGTAACACGCGGTGATGACTACTTTCGTATTGAAATGGCGTTGCCAGGCTGGATTAGAGACAATATAGAAGTTTCTTTAGAAAAGAGAATCTTAACGATTCAAGGCATGGATAAACTAACATGCGGAGAAGAAGAAGAATATCTACATAAAGGTATAAGCGGAAAAATGTTTAAAAGGACTTTCTCTCTTGGCGAATTTATAGAAGTCAAGGAAGTACAGTTCGAAAACGGCTTGCTAAGCATAGAACTCGAAAAGGTCGTACCCGAAGATAAAAAAGCAAAGGTATTTGACATAAAATGAGACAGCGAATGAACAAATTAAAACTTTTAATTTGTGAAGATGGCAGGTTCTGCGATGCTACTGTGAATTCACTTCTACTGATGACATTCGGTGGAATAATGATAAACAGTATCAGCGTAATAACTTAACAACAGAACAAGGGTAAAGTTTTGGGGGGCGTGAGTCCCCCTTTTACAAAAAGGAAAACTATGAACACATCAACAGAGGGCTTAGCCCTTATCAAAAAATTTGAAGGACTAGAACTAGAAGCATATAAATGCGCTGCAGGAGTCTGGACTATCGGCTATGGACATACTAAAGATGTCTCAGAAGGCGACACATGGACAGAACAAGAAGCAAATGATGCACTAAAAGAAGAACTCGTAGAGTTTGAAGGTTATATTAATGACCTAGTGACTTGTCCTCTATCACAAAATCAATACGACGCCCTAGTTTCATGGGTGTACAACCTCGGCCCAGCTAACTTAAAAGCTTCAACACTTCTAAAAAGATTGAATGCAAGCGATTATGATGATGTCCCAGCTCAATTAAAGAGATGGAACAAAGCAGGCGGAAAAGTATTGGAAGGTTTAATTAGACGCAGAGAAGCAGAAGCACTACTTTTTCAGGGCGCAATATGGGAACATGTCTAAGCTAAAGACCACATTACTAGAAATATGGAACGGATTTCTAAGTCTTTTCTCTACTCGGTATAAATTAATCGTAAGTTATAATTCAATATATGGTGATGCTGATGACCAGCAATTCATCGTGAAGAAGTTCTTTGTAAAAAAGGACAAATATTTGAAGTTTAAAACTGATTCTAACGAGATAGTTGAAATACGAGCGGCAGAGGGGCTTAATTACAGGATACAAGAACTATGAATCAATTTTTTATTGCAATCATATTAGTATTATCTCTAGGAAGTTGGTATCTATGGAATGATAACCAAACACTTCGAGAAAACAATGCTCAATTGGTGTTAGCTACTGAGACACAAGAAGAAACAATATCTCAGTTGCAAAACGATATGGCACTACAAGGAGAGTCTCTTTTAGAACTACAAACTAAAGGTCAACAAATTCAACAAGAAATGGACAGATATTTAGACATTTTTAAGAGACATAATTTAACAAAGTTAGCGGCAGCCAAGCCGGGTTTAATACAAACCAGAGTTAACAAAGCAACAAAGGAGGTATTTGATGGTATCGAACAAGATAGCCGTGACATTGATGTTCTTGATGACGGGGTGCAGCTTACTCCCGACTCAACAAATTGAGGTCAGTGCAAAACCTATCGAAAGAAAGATAATTCAACCTATCTTACCTCGAGAAATAGATTTGAAAGAGCCATATTGGTATGTGGTTTCTTCCAAAAACCTTGACGAGTTTCTTACTCAAATTGAGAAAGACCAAGGTCAAGTAGTATTTTTAGCCATGTCAGTTCCAGATTATGAACTCATGTCTTACAATACTCAAGAGCTAAAAAGATATATAAACGAGCTCAAAGAAGTAGTTGTTTACTATCGTAAAGTAACTACTGCAAACGGAGACTAATATGTTAGGATTCTTTGAATGGTTGACAGCATGGCTTGCTGTTATCCCAACAGTTGTGATGTGTGCATCTTTAATAAGCGCACTCACTCCCACACCAATCGACGACGGTTGGATGAAGAAAGTTTACAAAATTGTAGACTGGTGTTCACTCAATGTGGGCAAAGCTAAGGATAAGTAAAATGTCAGAAGCAGTCGATAATAGAAACGAAGTCAACATAGACCTCGAAAAATATATGTCATTGGTTGAGAAACTTGATGGCGCAGAAGATACAATTTCTGCACTAAAGACTGAAGCTGAAGCTGCAAGGAAACAACTTGCACCTCCAAAAAGAAAATTTATGGATTTATTTTTAGATGATAATGACATAAACGAAAAGTCCATTATTGGATTTATGTCTTTCTTTTTGATGTTCGTATTCGGAACCTGTGATTTAATTACTGCGTTTTGGGGCATGGACTTAAAGATTAGTGATACAATATACACCTCATTCGTGGTTGTAACACTAGGAGCATTTGGTATTTCTGAAGCGGGAAAAGCTTTCGGAAAATAATTATCCCAATAGTTGGGAGTCGAGCTTATTCTTAGTTCGACTCTCACCTATTACTATCCCTTTCCAATATAAACCTCACTAAAAATAAGTCTTGACAACGGGTCGAAATTTCTGTATAATAGATT